GAGATAGAAGATGCTAAAGAATATAAAATTAAGACGGAGAGAGTAAACTCCGGAGAAATGATAACTTTGATTAATCGCTATAACAACACGATAATTCACAAGAACAATATTGAAATCGAGAAGAGAGATAACAAGGTTTCCATCGAGGTTCAGTATGGAAAAATCAAGACCTTTAAGGCCGACCTTGCAGCTGCAAAGGAGAAGATCGACCTCTACGAAGAGAAGAAAGAGCTTATTCAAAACATTGAAAAAATGCTGAATGAGCGCGAAAAGGTTGCGGCTAATATAACAAAGACAAAGGAAGCCGTTAAGGACATAGAGGAAGCGATCAACCAACAACACCGACAGATAGGCTCCTTAGAACAGAGGGTCCGAGACTTAAGAGAAAAAGAACAAGAAGTGAAGGAGATAGAAGCCGAATATGCAGCATATGATTTGTTTATGCGATGTACTCACTCTAATGGGATTGCTTATGATATTATTAAGAAGCGCCTACCCGTTATTAATGGAGAGATAGCCAAGGTGCTATCCAATATTACCGACTTTGAAGTTTTCTTTCAAGAAGACGGCCGGAAGCTAGATGTGCTACTTAAGCACCCCAAGCATGATCCTCGTCCAATCGAAATGGGCTCTGGCGCCGAAAAGACTATTGCCTCTATGGGAATTCGTTTGGCGCTTCTTTCTATTTCATCGTTGCCTAAGGGAAATATTTTTATTCTCGATGAACCCGGTACAGCACTAGATGCAGAGAATATGGAAGGATTCATTCGAATGCTCCAACTTATCAAGATGTACTTCAAGACTGTGATTTTAATCTCTCACCTTGATTCCCTTAAGGACATGGTGGATATGGAGATATCGATCGACAAGATTAAGGGCTTTGCTAAGGTTTCTCAGTAGGCTCTAGGGTAGGCTTCCAGGTATAATTAAAGCTTTGCTGTAGGTAGCTGGCCAGTGCCATATTTTTGCGGTTGGTGTCTCCGGTATACCATACCCAGACTATAAGAGTGGCAATTTCAGAAATTTTCCCCATCGTTAGTCGGATATCCTCTTCTAGCCACTCTAGAGTTTCATCGGTTGGGTCCTCCACTGGAAGGTCAAGATCGATGGCAATGCAGTACAAAACATACCAGTTTAAATCATTGTAGGCACTTTTAGCTTTCCGAAATAACGCCTCTAGTCGTTTCGTTTCCTTTTTAGAGTCTCCCCGAGCTTGAGCTTTATCGGGATGTGTTAGATCTGCGATCTTATAGAAGAGCTTCTTTAGTTTTTTGTTTTTGTCATCATCCTCTTCTTCGTCGGGCTCCTCGACGTCTTCTCCATCCTCCTCTTCCATAGTTAATTTATCAGATTGAGCAGGGACGCCCCCAATTTCTTCTTCTTCTTTTTCGGCTTCCTGTTGCATTCTTTTCACCATCTCGTCAAAAGATTTTTGTTTGTGCTCATCAATTTTTTGTTGATCTTCGGGAGATAGAGTAGAGAGAATCTCGTTAACCGCTTTGGCAAATTCTAGTTTTGCCTCTGGGAGCAGCTCATCGTGGTATTCAAAATCAGCCTGAACAAATTCCGCTTTCTTTAATAATTTTTTAAACTTAAGCTTAACTTGTTTTGACATCCTTTCGCTCCTGGGCTAATTAGTAGTGAGGAAGAGACCATGAGACATATTATAGATAAAGGACTAGACAAGCTAGTTTCGAGAAAATTAATGGCGTGGGCCACAGCAACGTGCCTGCTTCTGTTCGCAGATTTAGCATCCAGCGATTGGGTAATTATTACTACAGTTTACATTGGCGGCCAGACGATTATTGACGCCGTTGCCAAGCTGAAGGGATATAAATAATGACGTTGCTGAAACTTAAAACTATTTCAAAGAAGCTGTGGCTTTGGGCCAAGAAATTTTGGTGGGCTATAGTGATTGGCCTGTTGTTCTTGTGCGCAGCACTGATCGGAGCCCTCACGCGCAATGGGGCCCTACTCACCGGAGTCATCGATTTGCTGGAGGCAAAGAGAGACCAGCACGATCAGGAAATGGAAACGCTATCCCACATTCATAACACTGAAATCACCGAGAAGAACCTACGCCTTGAAGAGCACCTCAAGCGCAGATCTGAGCTTGAAGAAGAGTTTAAGAAAAGAGGCGAAACGCTGGATAAAGAAAAAGAAGCAGAACTTAAAAGATTAGTGGATGAAGGCTATAATGATCCTGAGAAGCTAGCAAAGGAGCTAGCAAAAGCTTTTGGATTAGAATAATGCTTAGGAAAATATTATCCCTTTATTTGGCGGCCTTCTTTGTCGCATCACCTGTTATGGCGGCAGAAGAAGAGGTGGAAACAGAATTTCCCGACTACGTGGTGCTTCCCATTGAGGCGGGCACCGTTGTTCCTTTTGATGGCGTACTCCTGTCTCTCGATGCCGCGGCAAAGATAATAACAGAAAAGAAATTTGAAGACGCTGAGTGTGATCTGCGGATTGGGTACGAACTCCATATTCAAGCAGAAAGATACCAGCTGCAGTTGGACTATAAAGATATTGAGATTACCTCATGGAAAGATAAGTACGAATCTATGATGATTCTTAAGACAACCGAGAATGATCGGCTCACCGATCTCATCACAAAACAGAAGCCTGGGAACGCGCCCTTTATGGTGGCATTGGGATTTGGAATCGGCACACTTACTTCGTTGGGGATCTTTGCATTGTCGACGGAGATCGTAACACAGTGAGTATCCCGGAGGTAGAATCCAGAAGCCGCCTAATAGCGTTTCTTAAAAAGTTCTTTGCCGAAAAGGGTTCGGGTGGCGGCGGCGACGGCGCCCCAACGAATGCCGAATATGTGACTCTTGAGACAAACGGCACCCTTACCAATGAGCGCGTCTTAACTGCGGGCACCAATATTTCGCTTACCGATGGGGGCGCTGGAGGCACCGTTACTATTAATTCCACCGCTGGAGGCGGTGACGTAAGCGTGTCGGGAACCCCATCTAATAACGAGGTGCCTACTTGGACAGACGCCACTACCATAAAAGGTGAGGGCAATCTAACATTCGACGGCACAACTTTAGCTGTGGCCGGCAACGAAACAATCATTACAAGCAATACCGGACTAACAAACGACCGCGCTCTTTTTGTCCAAAACACGGCGGATCACTGCAATATTGAAGTGGATGCGGCAGCCGAACACGAAGCTAATATTATTTTCAGTGAGAATACGACGGTCAAGTGGGCTATTGGAAATAAGGCGAGTAACGACGATCTGCAGTTTCGAATAAATGGGTGGGCTCAGAAAGCGGCTTTATCCCAGGCAGGAGACCTTCAAATTGATGGAGACCTAACTGTAACAGGAAACGACATTAAGGGTTCTGGTGGAACAGTCATCACAATGGATGCCACCAATGATGTGAATCTAGCCGGCGATTTAACTGTAAATGGTGGAGACTTGTTCATCAAGAGTACCGCTGTCGCAGATTTGTTTTTTAGAAGGGAGACCGCGTCCCTTGTGGATGGAGATGATCTTGGTAATGTTATTTTTCAAGCAACAGAAGATGGAACTAACATTGCGTGGTCCCCCGCCGTGATCAAAGCAGAGTGCTCTGAGACTTTTGTTGAGGGATCAAATGAAGGGACGAGATTGAAATTTTTGACTACGCCGAATGGAACAGCTGCGTCGACTACCAATATGACCCTGGATGGAAATGGTAATCTTGATATTAATGGTGCCCTAACTCTGGGCGCGGGAGTAACGTCAGCTCTGGGTAGTGAAATAACCACCGATGTTAGTGCCGTAGATGAGTGGACCAAGGTAGCCGAGGCCGACATAAGTGATTCGAGCTACCAGATAGGAACCGCAACAATCAACGTTTTATTGATTGGTTATGAGGGCTCTGAAGAAATGTATTTAGCTAGTTGCAATATATTGGCGCACAAATTCGCGCCGTCGAGATCCCACCTTCAAGTGGATATCATACAGGACGAAGGATCTGTAGCCTGGGACACCAGTGATTTTAGTTTAACCCAAAATACTTCAGTTGCTGAATTGTGGGTGAAGGCCCCCGCGGCAAATCATACTTGTTATGCGACAATCACTAATGGCACCACCGGTGGAGACAGCGCCGCACCTCCATACAAATCAGATTGGATACTGACCCCCAATCAAACTTGGGGTTCGCTTGTGCCTCTAACAGACACAGCAACCACCACAAACGTGAAGAAAAGGTTTGATAGTCTTGTAATAGATGGCGACCTAACGGTAAGCGGCAACGATATCAAAGATTCGGGCGGCTCAGCAGCAATTACATTTGATGGATCGCAAAACGTGGGGATTGGCGCGTCGCCGTCCGCGGGACTAAAACTAGATGTAAAAGGCGCCCTGCGTACTACGGACTTTATGGAAGTCTCGGGTAACCTAGGACTCAAGGATGATTTGATCTTCGGCGCCAGTCTGGGGATTAACAATATTATAGATTCCCTAGGAGCCACACGTATCTACATCGACAGCGGCGCCCACATGTCTTTGGCATCCCGCCTGGGCACCGTAAACCTCGTCATACAAGATAGCTATACTGACATTCCTACCTACTTGAGTGTGGGCGGCAACATTGAGATGGGAGGGAATCTTGTCGCCGAGGCCGACGCTACCACGTACCTCGAATTCAATGCCACTAAGATTGAGTTCATCCATGCCGGGAAGGAGCGTATGGAAATGGACGGCAATGGCATCGGGATGCTCGGCGCAACTCCAATTGCTGCCGGAGTTGCGATCACAGGCGATTTAGAGCCGAGTGGGGATGTCACAGTTGGCGGCGACCTAACTGTAGCAGGTAATGATATCAAAGGCTCCGGCGGCACTGCCATCACGATGGATGTTTCGAACAATGTGACCGTTGCCAATGATTTAACAATAGCCGGCGGCGATATCAGGAATAGCGGACTGATGGCCATCTCCCTGTCCGGTCAAAATGTAACGCTTGGCAACAACTTAACTGTACCAGGACAGGTTGTACCTGGGTATGACCCTGGGATCCTCGCCCAGAACATTTTCGATCCCTCCTCTTATGCTCTGTTCACCATTACTAATGATGAGGATTATTTGTACATTGTTGATTGGGACACGGGAGCCACTTCTACAACCAACCCCAAGATTGCTTTTTCTGCGCCGGCTAGCGGTAAAGTGATTGTGGATGTGAGCTGCTACATGGATGACACATCCTCCACCGGCGCCGGCCCGTATATCTACGCGGCGCTGTCGTCTAACTATGGCACTGCAGGTACTAAGATTTCCAAAACCGATGCGTCAATTGTAGGAAACGGCGAAAAGAGAATTTGGTACCCGGACGAGTCGGATAGGGGCGTCCGAAACTTTTCATTTTATGCTTCCGGGCTGACCGGTGGGTCTACCTATACCTGGTACTTGTATATGCGTAGGTGGAGTGATGGGGATACCAACAGGGTGATCTGCGGCGGCGACTATCCCCTATTTGAGATGCGCGTGCGACCTATCTATAGTTCTGCTTTGATTTACACCACATAACGAAAAAGAGATAAAATGAGCAAAGACCAAGAATACATTGCTAAAGTAGAGAAGGCCATCGCCCAGAAATATGGCGAAGAGGCCACCCATAACCCTAAGCGATATTGGAACGAAGAGAAGGAAAAAGAGTACATCGAGCAATCCCTTCAGGAACGACAGAAGTTCGCCAAATTAAGCGACGGCGAAGACAAAGTAGAACAAGACGGATTTTTAATAAACAAAAAACTACTTACTAGAGACCATAACCGGACCTGTCCCGTTTGTGTTAACTATTCTTTTCATCCTCGCGATGATTTGTATATGAATAAATTTGAACTTTGTTTTGAATGTTATATGAAATACATCCAGGGTAAGGAAGAAAGATGGTCGTCGGGTTGGAGACCTAACAAGGAAAAATAACATGGCTACAGTATACGAAATCATTCAAGGAATTAACCAGGCAGCCGCCAACGGCGCGTGGGATGGGGCACACGAAGAGTCCCTGCAGGCTGACGGCCGCGCTCGCACCGCTGGACTCAAGAGGGAAAACGGACACTATATCAATGACCGCCGCGTTATGGATGGCTTCGGGGTAAAGTTCCATGGCCCAATACTTCGGGTGACGTATCAGGCAGAAGCCCGGATTAAAGAAGTCAAGAACAATAATTTTGAAGACGAGGTGTCCGGACAGATCGCCGAGATTGTAAAGTTTCTGAAAAAAGAATATAAGGCCATCACGGGTGACACCCTCACTCTCACGAAAGAGGGAGACTCACACGTGCTCGTCCAACGAATCTCCAACTATCGCACCGACGTTCAGGCGCATTGCGATTATCGCATCGGCGGCCTTACCGACGTTGTTGAGGTGAATGGCGGCAGCGCCGACGATCGATTAGAGGGTGCCATTAAGGACTGGCTGGCTCTTGGGCCCAAAAATACTCGTCCTAAGAATGATACCCGCAAGAGTTAAGCAGCGTATGTTATGGGGTCGTCCCTTACAAAAAAAGAGATTCTTAAAGAAATTGTAAAAGCCGGCAAAGACCCCGTTTATTTTACTATTAATTATTGCCGCATTTCTCATCCCCAAAAGGGGCTCATCCCATTTAAGGCCTTCGATTACCAGAAGGACCTGTTAGTAGATTTTAACGACTATCGATTTAACATTATTTTAAAAGCGCGTCAGCTGGGAATCTCTACTGTTACCGCCGCTTATGTCGCTTGGATGATGCTTTTCCACCGCGACAAGAACATTCTGGTGGTGGCCACTAAGCTCCAGACAGCCACCAATCTCGTTAAAAAAGTAAAGGCCATAATTAAAAACCTTCCGGACTGGATGCAGATTTCCAATATTGAAGTAGATAACCGAACTTCTTTTGAATTAGGAAATGGGTCTCAAATTAAGGGCTCGTCAACCTCCGGCGACGCCGGCCGTTCTGAAGCGCTTTCGTTACTGATTGTCGATGAGGCCGCGCACGTTGAGCGCCTAGACGAGCTGTGGACAGCGTTGTATCCTACGTTGTCTACTGGTGGTCGCTGCATTGCGCTCTCGACTCCTAATGGCGTCGGCAACTGGTTCCATCAGAATTGCGTGGAAGCCGAATCGGGTACTAACGACTTTCATATGACCACCTTGATGTGGGATGCACACCCCGATCGTGATAAAGCTTGGTTCGATAAAGAAACCAAAAATATGTCTAAAAGACAGATCGCTCAAGAGCTAGAGTGTAATTTTAATGTGTCGGGCGAGACAGTGGTTCACCCCGACGACCTTCAGTGGTATCTGGAGAGAATTCAAAAACCAGAGCATCGCACCGGATTCGATAGAAACTATTGGATCTGGGAAAAGTATGACCCAGAGAAATCTTATCTACTTGTTGCGGATGTCGCTCGCGGCGACGGCAAAGACAATAGTGCTTTCCACATTCTTCAATTAGAAGATATGAAACAGGTAGGCGAGTATATTGGAAAGCCCACCCCTGATGACTTTGCCGACATCCTTTATAACGTGGGCAGAGAGTATGGAAACCCGATGTTGGTTATAGAAAACAACAATATTGGCTTCGCAGTACTTAAAAAACTCCAAGATAAAGAGTATCCTAATCTATATTATACAACAAAGAGCGATCACCGATATGTGGACCCGGTTACCGCCCAATGGCAATCAAATGTTATACCTGGTTTTACTACCTCTTCGAAAACCCGTCCACTCATTGTTGCCAAAATGGAAGAGTTTATGAGAAATAAACTAATTACGATTAGTTCCACTCGCTTGCTTTCTGAAATGAAAACCTTTATTTGGCACCATGGAAGACCTCAAGCAATGCGGAGCTACAACGATGATTTGGTGATGTCGTTTGCAATTGGATGCTGGGTGAGAGATACAGTGATAGTCGAAAGCCAGAAAAATGTAGAGTATAGCAAGAGTTTTGTGTCAGCTATTAGCACTGCCAAGACCGCCATATCTACCACTATTCCGGGTATGCAAAATCACAAGATGACCAAAGAAACACAGCGAACGGCTGAGGGTGAAGAGTTCAATAAGCAATATATTGGGCTAATTAAGGGCTAGGACGAACAATGGCAACCAACAACGACAAAAACACACGCAACCCCGCGTCACCACTTTTTAAGAGACTAACGCGCCTTCTATCGGGCCCGATTGTTAACTATCGTACTCAAGTAGCACGCCAGGATCGACGCAACAATCTAGACAAGTATCGTTATCGTTTCCGTTCGATGAGCGGACAGGAGTTTAAGCGCTCCGATAACAATATGTCCCAGCAGTATAACATGTTTACGTCTGCTGCTTTCCGCAATCAAAACCGCGCAGAGCGTTATATTGATTTTGAGCAGATGGAATATATGCCCGAGATCGCGACCGCCCTTGACATTTATGCTGATGAGATGACAACTTCAAATGAATACGATCGTCTTGTAAACATTGACTGCCTTAACTATGAAATTAAAACTATTTTAGAATCCTTATTCTATGATGCTCTTAACATTGAGTTCAATGCTTTTGGTTGGGCCCGTTCGATGTGTAAGTATGGAGATTTCTTTCTGTATATGGACATCGATGATAATCTTGGAATTACCTCGGTTATTGGGATGCCCAACAATGAGGTCGAGCGCCTCGAAGGGCAAGATCCCACAAACCCCAATTATGTTCAGTATCAGTGGAACGGCGCCGGGATGACCTTTGAAAACTGGCAGGTTGCGCACTTCCGTATTCTAGGAAACGATAAGTACAGCCCATATGGCACCTCCGTTCTTGACCCCGCGCGCCGCATTTGGCGGCAGCTGGTTTTGCTTGAGGATGCGATGATTGCCTATCGAGTCGTCCGCGCTCCCGAACGTCGAATCTTTCAGATTGACGTTGGCAACATTCCCCCACAGGATGTACCTCAATATATGGAGAAGGTGAAGACAGAAATGAAACGCAATCAGTTGGTAGATGCCAACACGGGTCGCGTTGACCTTCGCTACAATCCGCTTTCTTTGGAAGAGGACTATTTCATTCCAATGCGCGGAGGAGTAGGGTCTGATATTAAATCGCTTCAAGGAGCCTCCAGCCTAAATGATATTGACGACGTTAAATATCTACGAGACAAGTTGTTCGCAGCCATTAAGATTCCGCAATCCTACCTCACAAACTTAGAAGGCGGCACAGAAGATAAGTCTACTTTAGCTCAGAAGGATATTCGTTTTGCGCGAACAATCCAGCGACTCCAGCGCTCACTGATTGCCGAATTAGAGAAGATGGCTATTGTCCACCTTTACACTTTAGGCTATCGAGGAGAAGACCTCTTAGCGTTTAAGATCAGCCTAAACAATCCCTCCCGCCTCGCAGAACTGCAACAGCTAGAATATATGCGCACCAAGTTCGAGACCGCAACCGCTGTTCCCGAGGGGACTTATAGTAAGCGCTGGGTGGCTCACAATATTCTCGGCCTCTCGGATTCTGAGTTCCTCCGAAACCAGAGAGAGACTTTTTACGATCGCAAGTACCAGCAGTCTCTTGAGGGTCTAGCTGAAGCCGAGGCTATGGATGCCGCCGGCGGCGGAATGGGTGATTTTGGCGATGACCTGGGTGGTGGCGATGATATGGGCCTAGGAGGTGATGATATGGACTTGGGTGGCGATGATATGGATCTCGGGGATGAAGCTGCACCGGAAGGGGAAGAATCGCCTCTCTTGGCCACCCCGGGCCGAGTCGAGGATAATCCGACAAAGAACACCCGTCACGAAGGTGCACCATACAAGCCTGTAACCGTCGACAATCGAACTAGGTCGGGTACTGGCGGCCGCCGTCGTAAGACGCGTCGCTCCGCGATCCCTATAGAGTTGAGCACACATCGTAAGCTCGCGGGCTCTAGTGTTGGGAATCTCACCAACGCAATGCCAGATGTTAGATTTGGTCTAGAAGAGAAAAAACAACCTACTTATAGTAGAAATGAGGCCATACTATTTGAGAACACATCCAAAGTTCGCATGCTGGTAAATGAAATGGAAAACAAAGAGGCAGAAACCGATGAAACATAATAAAAAAAGAAACACTGCTTTTATTTATGAGACGCTTGCACGGGAGCTAACCAAAGCAATTGTGGAAAGCGACACTCAAAGAAAGCAGAAAATCATTTCGATTATTAAGGAGCACTTTCACCCATCCTCCGTGTTAAAAGAAGAACTAGTTTTATATCGTACATTGCTGGAAACCACCAATCTTCAACCACATGTCGCCGAGCGCCTTCTCCACGAGACAAAATTTGCGTACAGTAAGATTGACAGCTCGGAGGTGTTTGATGCCCAGTCCCGGATCATCGCAGCCATGAACAAGAATCTTGGCCAGGAGGTGTGGTCTAATTTTGTATCTAACTTCAAGTCCTTGGCGTCAGTGAATGGTATTTTTAGTACCAAAACTTCTCCCAAGAAAAAGGTTCTCTTTGAGCAGGCCGCCATAGATCATATGAGTGCGAAAGCTCCTTTATCTGCCACCGACACGCTCCAGCCCATAGACAACCTAACTTATCATTCCTTTATTAAAAAATTCAATAGCAAATACGGCGCCCTGCTTCAAGAACAAAAAGACCTTCTTAACCGATTCATTACGAGTTTTGCCGACGAAGGCTTCGAGTTGCGGGTGTATCTAAACGAAGAACTCTCGCGCCTCAAGAAACAGATTGAAACAGCGCAGGAGACCACAACAGAAACTTTGATAGTCCAAAAACTTCAGGGTGTTGGGACGTATCTAGAAGAGTTTCGAAAGAGAGAGTTTACCGACACAGATCTGAACAAGATTTTGAAAACACAGGAATTAGTTCAGGAGTTGGCAACCAATGATTAACATCAAAATAGGTGGCCCCCAGGCCACGGTGGAATTGCGCGCGCGAAAAGCGCTCGATGGATCCTTACTTATCACAGACCACAAGAAGATTGACATCGCAGTTGTTCCTGGCTCGATGAAAGTGACCACCTTTCCCAAGACCACATCCTCCGAAGATGTGTACGAGTTTCAAAATCGCTTATTAGAAATGCTAGCTGACCAAGGTATAGTCGACAGGGCCTCCATTCAGGGGGGGAATGTTTTCCGTTCGCTAGAGGGTGTCATTTATGAAACCGATGCGGTAAACCCGCTGCAAGCTGCTGTGTATGTAATCGCTGAATTTATTCAAGTGGAGCACGAGCACGAGAAGATTGCTGATAACTACGAGAAAGAACTCGAAGATATGTACACGCACCCATCCGATCGGGACTCGACAGAGTACGGCGAGGTTCCACAGTATGCCGAGAAGGGCTCTATGCGGCCGGGCTACTACTATTACCCCCTACGCAACAGGTACTAAGCTATGTCGGATATGAAGCTTATAATGGAGAGCTGGCGCCAGTTCAACGAACAGGAAGGCGACCCGGAACCAGCTGAGCCAAAAGTGCAGACTGTTGGTCAGCTGCGTCAATTGTTTAAGAATATGAAACTCAAAAAGGCCGGCGGAAAAGCAGCGAAAGGTCTCGCGAAGTTTGGACTTAGCTTCTTGGGTCCAGTGGGAGCCGTAATTGATCAAGCTTGGTCTGCAGCCGACGATGGATCAGAGATGGTTAACGCAGTGAAAGCACTCTATGGAATGGATGATAAATTTCAATCTAACACCGGGCTTGACGCACTGAATATGGATGATAACATCTCCAAAATTGTGGACGACCCCATCGAGGTAGCCTTCCTAAAACACTTCATCGGCAAGCTATCAGATGCAGATGACTACACTCTCCTTTCGGATTACGATATGGAACAAGAAATGCAAGAGTTTTTAGCTGCTCAGTTTGACGGGCATGCAGTAAAGAAATAGAGGTTACTTTGGAATTACTACATTTTATACTTGCCGCTTATGGCATGACATTTATTATTATTCACGGACACATCTTTAATAAGATCCGCCCACCCTGCAAATCAATGGGCGGCTTCGGCCGTTTATTCCACTGCCATTTGTGTATGGGATTTTGGGTGGGCGTCTTTCTATGGGGCATTAGTCCCTATACAGAACTATTTAGTTTTAGCAATCAGCCCATGACAGCTTTTATGTGCGGTTGCATTAGTGCCGGAACCTCATA